TGGCGGCGCCCCGCTGAGAGAGCACCGCCCCGCCAGCCTGCGTGAGGCCAAGCATCGCGCTGAGATCCGTGCCGCTGTCGCCCGCGGAGGCGTAGCCGATCGTCGAGTCCGCACCCGTCGTCGAAGACGTGAAGGTAAAGGAGTTCGTGTTGCTATCGTAGGATCCGGTCACGCCCGTAATGGCCGTCGCGACCGTCTGCGCGACAGCGGAAAGCGAGGTGGCTCCGGAGAGGTCAACGGCCGCCGCCGTCTTCTCGACGCCGTCAACCGTGATCTTGAGCGCGCCGTCAGTGACGGCCTTGAGCTTTGCGAGCGTGACGCCTAGCTTGCCACCGCGGATCCACGCCGCAACCGCTTCGTCGACGCGGCGGGCGATGACGAGGCTCTTCGGCGTCGACTGCTGATTCTGCACGCCGGTGAAATACTGCTGAGCGAACTTCGTCTCCTCAGCTTCGGGGCCGAAGAGCGCGGAGACCGCAGAAGCCGAAGAGAAGGCCATGGCGAGCTGGTCGGCCGGAAGGAGCGCGCTCTTCGTGAAGAGCAAGCCGTTCGTTTCCAGATCTTTGGCGCCGCCGCTGATGACGCGCGGACTCACCTGGACGATCCGCGAAGCAGGAAGTGACATGATTCCTCCAATGATGGCCGCGCATGGCGGTCCGTAAAAAAGTTAGTTTTGCGGGAAACGGACGTCGACGTTCTGCACGCCGACGGTGACCGCGCTGATGCTATCCACGTCGAGCCGGACCTTGTGCGTGTAGGTCAAGTGCAGTGACGTCGTCCAGCGCTGGACAAACTGATCCTCGTCGACAACAGTCGTTGTATTCCTCACGTCGTCCGCATAGAGCGACGAAATGCCGTACTTCCGGAAGAAGTCGCACGCTGGCGTGGACCTCGCCACCGTCGCCACACACTCCGCCCTCATGCGGGCCGTCTCCACTGCATCGCTGTAGGCGTCGACCTGCATCACCATCTCGACCAGGCGGGAGATCACGACGCGCATCGCCTGCGCCTCCTCATCCCACTCGTATGACTCGACGGGCGTGCCGATCTCTCGATGACTCACGACTGAGTTGATTACGTACTCTCGGTCGGGCGGCAGAGTAATGTTATTCTGATTACCCGCTAGCACATGGCTAGCTTCGATCGGCGGCTGCATGACGAGGATCTCAAAGTCGCGGACCGCTTTGTAGACGGACGCATACGAGAGAAGCTCCGCAGTCGTCGGCGGGCTTTGCATCATCATGCCCATTCAATCCCCTTTGGCGGCTGGACCTGTAGCGTCGCGCGGACGCACAACCAGTTCACACCCGCGAAGTTGTCAATGACCGCGTCGACAGCCCAGACCGTCCCGTCCTTGCGGATGATGTAGTCACCCGCGCGAGATAGCGGCCGGAAGATGCCGGCCGGCTGATCGGCGAAGGCCTTCGGAGTGAAGAGGTAGAACCTCCTAACAATCGAGTTCGCGCCCGCCTTGTCCGCGTGGAAGAGCGCGGCGTCTCCCTCGCTCTGCACCTGAGCCATAACCCCCGTGATGCGGGAGAACAGCGGCCTGGCAAAGCCTTGCTCGTCCGGGACGGACCCTTCGGAGTGCATGATCTGCACCTCCTCATCCGGGTGCGCGGCGTTGATCGCGCCCCGTACGATGCGATGAAGATTCAGTCCCATGCCGGAAACCTCTTTACTCAAGTGATCTTTTGATGTAAGTTGTTCTCAACAAAGATAGCCGGATGGTGTTGAGCCTCCGTTGATGGCCCCGCAAGGCCCCTGCTTCGGGAGCAGGGACGTCGCTGCGGGGCTTCTTTGTATCTACGAGACCCGAACTTCAAGAAGCTCATAGAAGGGGCTCGCGTCTTCAACGACGTCAGCTCTCGGATTTGCTTCGGCCCCATGACTATGCGCTCGCAGTCGTCCGGCATTCCTTTCGGATGCCGCTGTGCCTCCACCTTGTCCCTGACGTAGGTCTCGACATACTGTCGGACCCTCTTGGTGAACCCTTCGCCTTTTTGCTCTTCCGATGCGGAGAAGAACTCGAAGGACGGGATCTTGTCCGGCCCGACGCTAGCCCCCGCGCCTCCGACAACCTCGCCATCCTTGATCGCGATGACGTTTCCGTTGTCTGCCGTTCGGTATTTCAGGTCCTCGTCTTCACTAACGAAGCGGAGCCCCACTGAAAATCGGGCCCCGGCGGCAAACGCGACGCCGCACCGGAAGGCCATTCCTAGAGATCCTGCGTCTGAACTCATTTCACTTCATACCCGATAGAGTTGAGGAGCTTGCCCGTCAAGACGAGCGGTTTCGCTGTCGAAAGGTTCCCGCCGCCCTTGCTCTTACGGCCCTTGGATTCCGCCCTCTGCCGGTAGAGCTCCAGCGTGAGCGACGAGCGCTCTGGGAACTTTTCTTTGCTAGTCCCGCCGCTCGTGATCGTCATGCGGACGTCATCTGCGGCCTGCCTGCCGAGAATGGCGAGCGCCTTTTCCTTGTCCAGCGTCTTGTGCAGAGCCTTCTTCGCCGTCTCGCGCCACTTCGGCGCCTCGGCGGCCATCGTGCCTCGCAGGAAAGGCCTGGGAGGATTGACGAGCGCCATGCCCGGCTTGATGGCGGCCGCCTGAAAGTTGGGCTTCCCGTCTTCTCGACGGGGGACGGGCTTGCCGATCGCATTGCTCAGAAAAAGCGACTGCTTCCCCGTCACGCGCTGCACCCAGCCGTACTCGACGTACGTTGCATATGGTGCGATGCTGGCGTCGGCGACGCCCACCTCGACGTGGCTCACGCCAGGGTTGACGAGCCCCGCATAGCGCTTGCCCAAGCGCGCCGTGAGCCCCGCGGCATTCAGCTTCATGCCCATGTCAGCCCCAGGGGTGGTAGTGCGAGGAGAAGTAAAGACGGCCGCCTCGGCGGTACTTCATCGTCATCATCCAATAGGTCGCACCGCAGGGAGTCTGCGTCCACCACTGCGCCGTCTGCGAGTCGCTCTTGATTAGGTCGAAGCTCGTCGAGACGGAGCCTTCGGATGCGCTTGCGACGCGGCCCGGCTGATCGCCCCGGGTCGCGAGCGTGGCGAAGTGGCAGAGCGCGTAGTAGAGCAAGACCTTGCGCTCGAGCACTGGCGGCGTCGCGTCCGGGGCGTACGGCGCGAAGCTCGTCGCGTCCGTGTTTCCGAGGAGCGCGCACACCTGCTGCCAAAGCACGTCAAGCACGGCATCGGAAATGGCCTCTTCCGTCAACCCCGGGAACCACTTACGAAACTCTTCAATGTCAAGCTCTACGTCCATCTCTAGACCTCGCTTCGCTTCACTTCTTCAACGCCAACGCTCTTCGGATCGACCGGCTCAACGCCAGTCTTCATTTCTGCGATCTCGTCGCGCCGCGCCTTGAAGTCCTTCTCAGACCTCATCTCCCAAAGGAGCGGCGGCATGGCAGTGAAGGCGCGCTCCTTTCCGTGCTTGCGCTTGATGTCTTCCCAGTCCTTGCGCGCGACGGAGACGAGGACGGCATTGCCGCGGCCGAGGAGAATGCCCTTCGTCTTTCCGCGGAGGGCGTGGTTCACGCCCGGAAATTCAACGACCTTCGTGCCGCCGTTCCCATTGTCCACATCGTCGAAGATGATGCCGAGAGGCATGCCGCACGCGATATAGATGACGTCGTCCCCCGAGGCGCCGGAGGCCTTCGCGACTTCCTGTTCTGAGGTATCGGCGACGATGCCAAGCGTATTCGTAGCGGTCTTAGTGGTTTTGCGAGCCATAGTATTCGTTCCCAAAAAAGAGGAGGGAGGCCGAAGCCCCCCTCCCGAGCAGAGAAAAAGCCGCGGTTAGCAGCCCTTACCTTTCTTTGCTCTAGATCGTCAAATGCCCGTAAGGGTTGCCACAAGGCTCGGCCTACGGATGACGCATCCCCACGTGCCAGCCGAGGCCTTCTGAGTGAAGGACGACTCGTGCGGCACAAGGCGACCGAGCTGATAAGCCATAGAGAAGGCCGCCCATCCGGTCTCGTCGCCGTACAGCTCGCGGACCGTCATATAGAGCATCTCGCCAGCAGCAGTCGACAGCTCGGGGAGCTGCACGATCTCCATGTTCGGGTAGTTCTCGAGCAGCATCGCCTTGGCCGTCTTGCCGAAAGAGTTCGGCTGCGTGAGGTAGCCGATCATCTTATTAGAGATACCGAGGACGATCGGAGCGTCAATGTCGAGATGGCCGCCGTTCTGCGCCGTCAGCTGCTGCCAAAGCTTGTTGACGTCGTTGAAGACGAGCGTTGCCGCGTTGTTCGGATCGGCCGCAACCTTCGTCGCCCAGGTGGAATTCCCATTCACGGAGATCGGAGCGATCGTGGACGGGATATTCGGGTCATTGAGCATGCCGTAGATCTCCATCCCGGCCACGCCGTAGAGCTGGAACTTGTTCTCAGCACGGGCGAGGATCTGGGCGGCGGCATTCTGCTTACGAGCGGGCAGATTGACCTTCGCCTCCGCAAGCTTGGCCGTCTCGAGCTCGCCGTACTTAATCGTCGTCTGGTAGCGGAAGTTCTGGCGGACGGGGAAGTTGTAATTCACGTCCGTCGTCGTCCCGTTGGCGAAGTCGTTGTAAGGCGAGACCTGACCGGCGACCTCTTCAACCGCGAAGTCTGCATAGTCCTGCGTCCACGAGCCAACGAGGGTCTTCGTGAAGAAGCGCGTCGCGTTCGTGACGCCGAAGAGCACCTCGATGATGCGCGGGTCGAGGTACGTATAAAGAGCCGCGGGGGCGCCCACGTTCGGCTGCGTCGAGAGCGCCGCGTCCTGCGCGAGCTGGCGGAGGTCAATGTCCTTAAGGACGATGTGCCCGTCCTTTTCCTCGAAAGGCATAAAGCCGACGGCATGCGGAGCAGAGATGCCGCGCGACTTTGCAAAGTCAAGATCAAAACTCATTTATCTCTCCAAGTTAGGCGGCCTTGTCCACGCCGAAGTTCTGATAGATCACCGTGTCGCCCTCGGCGATCGTCTTGACGCCGCGGGGGAAGACGACCGTCCAGCCGGTGTCATTCGTCGCACCAGCCGTGCCATAGGTGACCTTGCCCGTCGTCGGGTCGCAGAGGACCGACTGGCCCTCCGTAGCCGCGCCCGTCGCGATGGCGTAGAACTGGCCGCGAATGGCGACCGGGGGGCACGTGCCCTTCGGGTAGACCTGCGTTGCGTCGTCGGTAGGCGCCGGGATCGTCGCGATGACGTCGCGCTCCACGAATCCGACCGGCTTCGCACCGGCCTCAGCCTTGGCCGAGAGGACGTTCTGCTCGGTCTGGGAGGTGCCGTTCAGAGCGACGGCGAAAGCGAATCCGCCCGCCGGGACCGTGCCGTCCGAGACGAAGTTGAAGGCCGTGTAGACGGCCTGACGAGGATTGACCTCCTGCCCCGGAATGCCGATGGCCGGATCAGTCTTAACAGCTGCCTGAAAGCCCATGATTAGTACCCCTTCTTGATCTGAGAGAGCTTGGTGACGAGGAGGTTGCTCTTCTGCCTGGACGCGGAGTCCTGAGCGAAAGAGCCCTTGCGAGCGCGACTCTTGCCCGCCATGAACGCGCGGTAAGCGGCGCGGGCGGCCTGCGGGGAGACGCCCTTCGTGTTCACGCCTTCCTGCCGGAGGGCGGCCAGGTAGACGCTCTCGGCGGAGTCGTACGCGTTCGCGCGGACCTTGCCAAGCGTTTTGGCGCACTCGTCCATCGCCGCGAAGCGATTCATGATGCGGCGCTCGATGCGCTTGGCCGAACCCTCGGCGTCGCGCTCTTCGCCTTCGCGCTCGTGCTCGCGGTCGAGCTTCTCAGGCTCGGCCTTCTCCTTCTTTTCGCCGTAGCGGACGCCCTCAGCAAAAGCGCGCTGAAGCTCTTCCGGCTCGGCGTCGTAGCCGCAAGCCTTGAGCCCGTCCTGAACGATCTGCTCACAGTCGTCCGGCTCGGCACCATCGGCCTGTTCGAGCTCGTCGTCGGCGCCTTCTGCCATGTCCTCATCGCCGTCCTGAGCCTCGTCCGGGTTGTAGGCGAGGTCCTTGAGAGCACCGAGGAACGACCTCGCGTCTTCGGGCTTGAGCCCCTTTTCGACCATGTCGTCAAGGATGCGCCTGATGGCGGCGTCCTTGTCCTCATCTTCAGCGACGGGCTCGTCTTCTGCGGGCTTGTCGATCACGTTTCCCTCCTGATCCTGCGTGTGCAGGTCTTCGATCCCCTTCGCTGCTTCGCCGATGGCTCGCGCGAGGGCCACTTCCTTCTTTTCGACGGCCGGATCGCCATCAGTGGCGGGGGTCGTCTTTTCCTTGTCGTCCATAGGACCTACCTCTTTAAGTTGACTATCTTGCACCAACACATCGCGCCCAGCGCGTCCCTGCTCCACTAGCGCGACGTGGTTGGCGGAAATGTCGCGCATAATAAAATCGTACGGATCGCCATCAGGCGTCTTCCCCGAGGTGAAGTCGGGGGTGTAGGAGTACGCGAGGGATAGCTCACGCATTGATCCGTCTAGGATCCGCCGGATGGCGTTCTCCACGGTGATATGCAGAGAGTTGTCCAGATACGGCTCGCGGAAGGCGCCGTCCGTCCCGGTGCTACCGACCCTCGTCTTGAGCTGAGGGTCGTCCGCGTAGTCCGGGTGATGATCGAGCTGGATCGGGATGCCATTCGTGCTCTCGACCGTCTCTGGCTTCGAAAGCTCTTCGGGCGGCGCGTAGCCGTAGTAAACCTTGGTCGGCTCGAGCTTGAGCCTCTGCCACCCGATGATCTCGGACCCGTAGTAGGGCCGAACTTGCGCTTTCGTGAGGTGCGAGACCGCGACGTGAAGGTTGCCGTTATTGTCGTACCGGCGCACGCTTTGCGCGTCTAGGGCAAGTCTTTCATGAATCATTTCAGCAATTCGTCAATATCGAGTCTGAACACGCATCGGCAGAACGGAAGCTCACCGGTCATGACCTTCCTCCCAACCGCGGGGTCGTAAAGTCCCTCGTCGAGATTGAAGCGCTTACCGTCCATCGCTTTGTGCGTCTGGCGCGAGCTGTACATGCCTGGCACATGCACCCAAATGCCGGTTTTGGCGCCGAGGCCCTGCGCATTGGCCCGCTGGAGCCCCTGATTCACCTTTACGGACTGGTCGAGTGCTACACGCTTGGCCCGGGCTTCCGTGAAGCCGTCCGACTGCCGAAGTATCTCTTCGATGTCTCCGATCGTCTTTCCGCCGCTCAGCCCCGCGTCAAGGGCCCCGCGAAGGCGCTCCAGATCGTCGGCTTGCATCTTCGTGATGAGGGCCGTCATGTCGTCGATGAGCTTCGGCATCTCCTGCGCGGCCGCTGGAGAGATGTACCGGTTCTTGACGACCGGAACCGTCCAGCGGTTCTTGATGAGCTCAGGGGAGATGCCCGCACGAATCAGCGCACGGCGCTGGCTCGCGGTAATGCGCTGCGCCGTCGTGCGGACAAACCATTTAGAAACCGCCTTTGCGTCCTCGCCCGTGTGGATCATCCAACGAGCGAGTCGCTCTGCATACGCAGTGTCGGCATGCTTCGAGGCCTTCTCCAGATCGACGGCCTTGAAGTCCTTGACCGTGGGTTTCGCATCCTGCGCGAGGCGGCTTTCTTCGCCCACCAGGCCGGAGGCGATGAGGTCCTCGAAGAGCTCCGCCGCCGCGGCCCGCGTGCGGGCCCGGACGAGCTTTGCGATCTTCTTCTGAAGCGCCGCCCGGAGCCCCGCATTCGGCTCGATGGCCGCGATCGTCTTCGGCTTAGCCACTTACACCCCCTAGCGACTGCAGAAGCTGTCGAGACTCGTCGGGCGGATTCGCCTGCGGCGCCTCTGGCGCTTTGATCGCCGCCGTCGCGCTCTGGAGCGAGTCGAGAAGGCCTTGGAAGTCCTCTGGATCGCCGTCCGGGGGCTCATCAGAGAGAAAGCCCAAGTGCATGACAGGCTCGGTCTTGACGGCCTCTCGCACCTCTTCAGCGCTGATGGCCTGCATCTGAGCGAGCGTCGCCAGCGTGCCAGCCCGAGACTGAGCCGTCATCGCGGCGGCGTTCTCGTCTTCTTTGCTAAGCGGGTTGAAGTCGAAGGAGAGGTCCGCATCGATGGTGCCGAACTCGACGAGCTCGATCGCCTTCAGGCATGTCATGATCGCGTCGCGCCGGAGTTCCTGCTTCGATTTGATGTAGTCGTAGTAGTTGCGGATATCCGACTCGCCGGTCGCGTTGAAGCCGCTCGGGCTGATGCCCAAGAGCTTGACGGCCGGGGTCCGATTGAGCGCCGCGATCATCTCGAGCGACTGCCGGACAACGTCCGTGCATCCGGCGATGGACGTCTGGACGTTCATCACGGCCTCCGCGTCCTTGTCGCAGACGAAGACGGAGGAGTTGTCGCGATACCTTTGCAGGGCCTTCATGCGGATGTCGAAGAGCTGCAGGCCGTTCGGCGAGTTGAAGATGTCGTCCGTGCTCGTCTGAAAGACCAGAAGCGAGACCTTCCTGACGAGGTCCGCCGTGTACACCCTGCATTGGTTCCAGTGCATCACGTAGTCCCAGAGAATTTGCGCCTGCGGGATTCCAAGGAAGTTGTATGCGGGCCGGAGAAGCGTCGGCGGGGGGTTGTCGTAGAGCGGGATCATGCGCGAAGCATGGACGCGCTGGCCGAGCACCCAATACCACTTCGGCCTCATGTAATCGGCCTTAAGCGGATTGGAGGAGTTGTAGTCGCCGGGCGACACGCTGACCGGATCGACCACGACGAAGCGGAGCGTTCCGCCCTTCACCAGCTCGGCCGAGGCGTCATTGATGCGGAGAGGAAGTTCAGTCTTCTCTTCGCCGGTATCGATAAAGATGAAGGCGCCGCCCATGTACCCGGTGATTGTTGCGGCCTCGTGAAAGAGCCCCCGGAGGTGATACTTTTTCTCCTGAAGCTTCTGAAGCTCGTCCACCTTCTCGCCATCGTCGGAGCCGGTGATCTGGATCCACTCGCGCGTGATGTCGTCGGAGACGGTCTGCACGCAGGCGCGGATCATGCCATTTTGAGCGATCTGCTGTAGGGTGCCGTAGCCGATGAACGACGTCGTCGGATACTGTCCGAGCTCATAGCCGTGCTGCTGCAGGGACTTGTAAATCGTCGAGTACAGCCCGGTATCGGCAAGCTCAGCGTCCTGCGCCAGCCGGACCTCTTCGGTCGTGCCGAGCGTAACCGGGAGGGCGAAGCGCTCGCGGACCTTTTCTTCGGTCTCGAAGACCTTGGCAGCTGGCGGAGGGGCGTAGAGCTGAGCGCCGAGCTCTTCCATTAGGGCGGCGCGGCGGGCCTGATCGAGGATGCCGGAGCGCTTATCGGCCCGGGCCTCAGTCTTTGCCTTTTTCTTGGTCTTGGTCTTGGTCATTGCAAGTGCCTGCTTATTCAGTCGTCAAAGCCCCGGGTACTGGTCGCGCCGCGGGGCTTCATTTTGAGCCGCCTAGCGCTGGGCAAGGTAGGCGAGATTTGTCGGGTCGATGTGCAGTCCAGAGTGGCGATTCAGGTCATTCAATGCCTGGCTCATCGCGTCGATGGTGTCATCGTGAGCACCTGACGGAAATGCGAGGAGCTCAGGGATGAAGTCCTGCGCCACCCACGGATAGCGGTCCGGAGGCGGCAGGTAGACGTTCCGGGCCTCCCAGAGCGTCGTTACCGCGTTCGCTCGGGCTTCCTTGCTCTCTTTCGGAGTGATCGGGATGATGCCGGTCACTTTCCTTTTGAGCGCGCTGATGATCGCCGGGCCGTTCGCCTTGTCCTCGATGAGCTTTCGGGTGATCCGCGGGTACTTCCTCGCGGCCGCTACGAACTGCTCGAGCGACTTCACAAAGTCCCAGCGTCCCCGGAACTGGTCGACGAGGTAGAAAGCGCCGTCCTTTCGTCCCCACACCTGCCCGACCACGAAGTCGGATGTCGCGGACTCTTTAAAAGTCATATCCCACGAGATAACGGCCGCGTCGAAGCGCTCCGGGAGCTTGTCCCAGTGCTGAATCCAGTCGGACTTGAAGAGCCCACCGCCGCGCGGCATCGGTCTCTGCTGAAGCTGGCCGGCCGTCGCGAAAGAGCCCATCGTTCGCTCCATCTCGGAGACTTGCGCTTCGGAGAAGCGCTCCGGGAAGAGTAGCTCTCCGTCCTCAGTGCGCGGGTCCGTGAAGCCGATGCATGTCGCGCACCGGCGCTCCGGCTCGAAGCGCATTGGGAGCATCAGGTGCTCATAGCCCAGCTGGCGGCTCAGGATGATCCCGGCCGTATCGCGCTCGTGCAACCTTTGCATGATGACGATGATCGCCGAGTCCTGGTTGTTCACACGGGACGGAACGGCCTCTAGGAAGGTCTGCTCCGCAGCGGAGAGCGCGGCTTCTGAAAAGGCGTCGTCTACGCTCAGCGGGTCGTCGATGATGATGCGGTCGCCTCGAGAGCCAGTGAGGCTTCGGAAAGCCATAGACTCACGAAAGCCAGTAGCCGTGTTTTCGAACTTCTTCTTTGCGTTCTGGTCGCCGCACAGTTCGACGCTCCATCGCTCCTGATACCAATCGGAGGAGATCAAGCGTCGACACTTCAGGTTGTCTCGGATTGCGAGGTCTTCCTTATGCGCAGTTGTCAGATATCGCAGAGAAGGATTTCCGCCTGCGCCCCATTCCCAAGCAGGAAAGAAGACGCCAGTGAGCAGTGATTTCATCATGCCCGGCGGAACGTTCATCAGAAGGCGCTTGATCTGGCCGTTATGCACTGCCTCGAGATGCTCGCACATTGCATCGAGCGCCCACCCCCACTTGATCGGTGTAGCAGGCTCGAGCACGTGCCATGCCATCTTGCAGAACTCGGACAGGCTGCGCCGCGCAATCTCCTGATCAAGTTCGATCAGTGTCGGGAGTCTCGTCATACAGCAACTCTCTTGCGGCCTTGAGCTTTTCCATGTCGATCGTGGAAAGATCAGGCGTGTCGCTCTGAATCTTCACGGTCTTGCGATCGCCGTAGCGCGAATCATCACGCCACGAAATCTGGCGAGCCTTCTCCTGCATCAGCACCTTGAAGGCTTCAACAGTTCCCTTCGGAAAGTCATCGCCGTTCAGCAATCGCGTCTGCAGTTCATTGTTCAAATTTGCTTGAAGCTCAAGCAATTCATCGTTGAACTTCTCGGCGCTTGCTTCGCGCGCGCGCGCGGACTGAGTGCAAAACTCTGGATTGGTGTCTTTCCATCTGCGAAGAGTTACCGCATCCGGCATGCCAGGCATCTTGCAAATCTGACGCTCTGACTTGCCTTCACGAATCAAATCACAGATTCTCTCCGCAAGCTCCGGCGTATAGGTTGATGGTCTTCCGCCCTTGGAGGCGTTCGGTTTTGATGCCATAGCACCTCCTTTTCTTTTGTGGAACTTCAGGCATCGTCCTACCCCAAAAAGAAAAGGGCCTCTCCGGAGAGAAGCCCTTGTGCTCAGGACCCGGAACCAGTGAAGCAAAGTGAAAAGCTGGTTCGGTCCTGGTTTGATTTTAGGCAATCGACAGCTGAAGCCTATGGCCGAGTGACCGAAGAGTGGCCTCAATACGGTCGATCTTCGTAGGATGGCGAACGTCGAGAATCCGCGTCACTTCAGGAAGCTTCAGTTCGGCCTTCTTAGCGAGTTCGACGCGAGAAACACCATCGCGCGCCATCGCATTTGAAAGCAGAATTTTTGCAACCTGATTTGCGCTCAGATGAACAACATATTCACCGGGAAGCGCAGGTGACGCCTCCGGAATAAGTTCTCCATCTTTAATACGGAACTCGACACAATCCTCGACGGCATAACGGGCCCAATTTTCAAGAGGCTCGCCATCCACGGAATATGACAGAAGTTCGGGCAGATCCCGGCAACGAACAATCTCAGTGCCGTCCTTAAGCTTTTCAAAGCGGCATGGAAAATCGAAATTTGACATTTGTCAGACATACGATCATGCAGCAAGCCCCGCCGGCTAAGGCGGGGGTGTGTTTTATTTCTTAGAGACTTCCTTCAGGCCAAGATCGCGAATGATGTCCTTGCGGATACTTTCATTCATCTCTGCGCCGGGGTGTCGAGGCATGGTTTGCGTTTTTGGGTTCCCCGGGACTCTCAGGCGAAGGTGTCTGGTTCCGTGGGTGACCTCAACGCCTCTCGACTTAAGCCACCGAAGAAATTCACTTTGCTTCATGATCTCCTCTATTGGTTGAACACGTGAATATTCTACCATGAGGTTAGCATTTTTGCAAATGTTATGTATTTCGACGCTACTTATTCCGGCATCAAAAAAGCCCGGTCATCTCTGACTGGGCTTACGTTTCTTTCGGGTGCAAAAAGGCTGCCCCGTGGCAAAACTCTCGAAATCGCAATGGAAGTCGGCTAAAAATTGTATGTTCAGTATACATACCTCAACCATCGTTGTCAAAGTACGTTTTGATGATTCTCTGGAACTTCTGACACACGCCATCAAATGCACGCAAGAAACCGCGATACGTCACGCGGAGTTCCCTAGCGCACAAACCGACGTGCTTCCCTTCTCCATAGACCATTTGAAGCACGCGCTTTTCCTGTGGAGTTAGCCAGGGTCCCCCATAGGCAGCAGATAGCTTTTCCGCATCAGCCATATCAGCACTCGAGATTGGAGGTTCGTTCCGGTACTCCTCAATAGCTGGAGGGCCATACTTCAGGCGGAGTTCGTTTAATACCTGAGCTGTCGGCGAAGGTAATGATTTCCTGCGAGCTCGAATGCACCGACTCCAGTTTTGCAAGCGTTTGGAGAATATCGGATCGATCATGAAAGCTCCTCGATGTAGACGGTGACGGATGGGAACTCTGCGTACGTTTTGGCAGCAGAGACCTCAACGACTTGAGCGTCATCCTTCCACGCGATGCCGTTGAGTCCATCGCAGATGATTTTGATGATGTTGTCCATATCCGGCTTCTTGGCAGGTCGTTCGCAGCCCTGCAGGCATGCTGCGCGGCGTTTCTGCGAGTACGAAGCAGGCACAGGGAAAGCAGCGAGGATAGAAATCTTGACTGCCCCGCGCATGATGTCTCGGTTGCACATCGCGTACTTGCCAAGAACGGCTACACGGGCCTCGTAGCGACGGGTTTCATCGGGCGTATAGGCGTGGCCGGTGCGAGAGAAGCGCGGACGTGCCTTGCCCTGAGGCGTACCGGGAATGTTGAGCTTAACCACGGACTTTCTTCTCCTCTCGAGTGCGTTCTTCATACTTCGTAAAGCCGGCTGGGCTCCATGCTTTGATCTGATCGAGTTTGAACGTCAGCCCATAGAGGTCAGCGAAGATCGTAAAACCGCGTCGTTCGCCGTAGAAGCGATCCCAGGCTCCTTCTTTTAGGACGAAGAAGAGCGCGGCACCTTCAGGCGGATAGGTGGAGATGTCGTCGATGTCCACCTCAGTGAAAGTGAAAGGCGGGCGCTTCGGCGTGTGTTCCTTGGAAGGCGGATCGATGGACATGAGACGGGTGACTTTCTTGAGCGTCATTTCGTTTTGGCCTTTGATTGAAGTTCTTTGCGCCATTGGTCGAAAGCGGCGCGGAGGATTCGGACGGTTTCAAAGCGGCGTGCTATGCGGTCGGCATCGGGCTCGGGCTCGAAGTGCTCGCAGTAGTCCACGGACTCGACGGAGCGAAATCGCTTGTATCCGCTGATCTCCCCGGGGAGAGAGCAGTAGACGAGGCCTCTGGCGAGCATCCCCCACTGGCCTCTGTGGAGGCGAAGCGGATCGCCTTTCGGCAGCGGCTCGAGCGGTGCGCAGTTGCGGCATCGGAGGCACTCACTCATGTCGCTCCCTCATGATGAAGGTCGTCCGGCTGATCCACCGTGAGAAGGCGTGGATGAAGCGTTTGTATATTCCGGTGGCAGGATTCATCAGAACACCCCCTCGTCGTCGTAAGCAGGAGGCGGCACGGGAGCGGTCGCATAGGCCGGCTTTGTGCGCGTCCACGTATCGCCGAGCGCCCGGATTTTGCGCAGCACTGCGGCCGCGCGGAGCTGGGCGGAGTTCTTCCGGTCGGGGGTCTTGACGTTGCGCATCGCGTAGGCTTTCTCGGCCGCAAGGTACTCGGCGTGCCCGACCGCCACCGTCTTGACGTACTCGAGGGGATGGACGAACCGCTGGCCCGGCTCGAGCTGATAGCGCGGTATCGGCAGCGGAACCTGCTCCTCGGTGATGGAGCCGTCGGCAGCCAGATGCTTGACGACGAAGAAGCGGCTTTCCACGACCAACTCGAAGAAGGCGTTAAAGAGTTCCGTCTGGGGCTTCGGGCCGTCATCGTCCAGCGAGTCGGAGACGCGCTCGAACTGCTTTGCGAGGATGACCAGGGGCCGGTACTTGTGGAGCACCTGGGTCATCTCGCTTCGGCAACGGGAGGCAGCGGTATGGAAAAGGCAGAGCTCCTCGCCGCCGGAGACCCAGTCCGAGACGAGGCCGCACCCATCGACGGAGCAGAAGTGAGCTCCCCAGCGATTGCGGTAGATCCCGTCCGGACAGAGGCGGCCGTCGTAGCGATTAGCAACTGGGAGCTTTGCCGGATCACAAACCTTGTTGATCTCGTCCGTCGGAGCGGAAGAATGCATATCGTTTTGCATCAGAAGGCCTCTTTGTAATTGGCCGGCATCGCCTTGACCAAGCGATAGTCAGAGCCGTTGAATGGCAGCGTGTAGAGATGCGGCATCGCGCGAGAGGCAATCGCTTCGCCGAGAGCCGCCTTGAGGTTTTCGAGCCTGAGATTCGCGATCAGGACTGTCGGAACGCCGTCACGAATCCGGCTGTCAAAGACATCCAGCAGCGTGTCGTTTTCAAAGGCAGAGTTCGTCGAACGACCGACCTCATCGAGCATGAGGCACGGAACGCGTGAGAAAGCGTCAATCAGCGCATTGATCTCGCGCCCTGAAGCGCCCTTGAAGTAGTTGAAGAAGCGGCTAGCCCGCAGGTAGACCGGATAGACCTCAGACTGGCAGAGCGCGAAGTAGATAGCGCTCGCGAGATGCGACTTTCCTGCGCCGGAATTTCCGACCATGCAGATGCCGCGAGCAGCGGCTTCCTGATCCTCAGCGAGGAAGCGATCAATGAGACGGCTAGCGAAGCGCTCGCAGACCAGCGCATTGAATCGTCGTTCCTGAGTGTCGCGAGTGAAGCTGCCAAAGTCGCGCCCTGGCAGTGCTTCGCACGGGATGTTGCCGATGAGCTTGCTGAGCTCGCTGTAGCGCTTTACGCACTGAGCGAGCACGCGGTTTCTTTCGTAGTCGATCTTTTCCATGATTAACTCCAGCCGATCTGTCCCGGCTCGCCGTAGTACTGACCTGAGCACTTGATCTCCGCGCCTCTAGGAGCTACGTTCTGTTCGGTTTTGTCCTTCTCGTACCAAGAGGCCTTGAAGCCAGCCCATCCGCGTTCACAGCAGACGGCAATCGCCTGATCGAGAGAAAGGCCAGCTTTCTCCGCCTCACGCCTGATGCCGTCGAGCGCGGTCTGAGTTAGCGGCAGCTTCTTTGCTTTGCGGGTTTGAAGCCAGTCCGACCAGTGCTGAGTCTCGACATCCTCAGGACGTGCGACAGGAGCGGAGCGCTTGCGCGGAGCGGGAGCCGCCGCAGGCGGCGTAGATATTTCTTCGTTAGAAGAAATATCTTTATTGGTTATTGGTTCTTGGTTATTGGTTAGGCTTTTTTTGGCTTCGCCTTGGGTTTCCTCAGAAAACCCAGTGGGTTCCTGTTGGGTTTTCCGAGGGCGGCCGCCTTTCTTGCCGTTTTCCTGATTCTTCAGACAGTTACGCTGATAAGCCTCGATTGCCTCTATCGCCGGAGGGTAGATCCACCCGTCAGGCGTCTCCTCAAAAAGCGCAGCCAGCACAGCCATTACCTTGTCGTTGGCTTCTTTCGGGAAACCGATGGAAACCCATTGGGTTTTTATCGGTTTCTCTGTGAGCATCAGCCGGTCAAGCAGGCGGACAACGATGCCCACAGCCTCAAGGTCAAGCCCCTGAGTCAGAGACGCAAAGTCGCCGATGTTGTGGGGGTAGTAGTTCATGGCGCAGCCTCACTTGAAAAGCGGATTAAGTTCGCTTCTCGGGATTCCGGTTGCGAGATTTACAGCCGGGACATGCCTTGCCGGCACGTACCCCAGCTTTTTCCAAAAGGCAACCGCCTGTCTGGAGACTTCCGGGGTACATACCTTTGCCAGAGCTTTCTGACTCCCCAGTTTTTCCACCGCCCTCTGTACGGCATTAGAGCTTTTTTCTGTCATAGCGTTTTGCTTTATAGCAAGTTGTTTTAGCTTTAAAGCAAAGTATATCGCAAGATTAACTTGCTTGCGAGGTACGCAAGTTTTCCTGACACTAGCGCTATGGAGGATTTATGCCGAGCAACTTACAGACCATCCTGAATGCAAAGGGGCTTACTCACGCACAGGTCGCGGAGGCTCTCGGGGTCACGCGGCAAGCGGTTCAGAGGTGGGCAACTAAAGGGAATCCTCGCCTTGAAAAGCTCTCAAAATTGGCGGACTTTTTAGGCGTAACTCCCGGACAAATCACCGGCGATGAAAGCTACGACCAACCAGCATATATGCCGGCCGTTAACTCTTCTGCAGTGCCATCCCGAGCGGGGTGGACGGTAGTTCCGGTTCTTGATGCATACGGGGCGTGCGGGGCTGGTTCGCCGGCATATCAAGCCAATAATGTCGGTGCGATGCAGTTTTCTGATGAATTCTTAAGATCACTGCCCGGCGTACACGGTATTCGCGAAGGTCAATTCGAGATCATTAGCGCCGCAGGCGACAGCATGGAGCCAACTATCAGCAGGGGCGGATTGGTACTTGTGGACACGCATCAGACTGAAGCACGCGGAGATGGAATTTACGTATTTATCAACGGTGAGGATGTATTCATTAAGCGTGTGCAGATCAATTTCAACAGATCATTGACGCTTATCTCTGACAATCCCGCCTATCCACCGACCACATTGACCAGAGATGAATTAGAGGGAGCTCATATACATGGACGCGTGATTTTTGTTTTTAACGGCTTCCGCACGTAACCCTCTTCAAC